AGATTTGCATCTTTAATGACTTGTAGTTCTGAATTAAATCTATCTAGATATTTCTGTTTATCTTCTGGTTTCTTTACTTTACCAGTGTCAATAAGGTGACGTTTCCAGCCTTCTCTAGCAAGTACTTTAAGGTAGTCTTCTTCAGATAGTCCATTGGGACAATCAAACTTTGGAAGCATTGGTGGACTAAGAATGTCATAGTCCTCGCACACTTCGTAGATAAGTTGCAATTCTTTTGTTACCGCAGTGGGCTTTATACACTTGTCATCGTGCGTAAAGTATTGCGATACTGCTTTATCCAGTTCGTTCTTGCGAAGTTGTTTTTGCACTTTAGGTAGCGTGGTCTTTAACGCTGAACACAATAACACCCTGTGTAGATCAGCCTGCTTAGACTCAACGTAGTAGCTTGGCTGAACATCTTTACTTGTAGCTATGAGATTGTCTTTTGACATAATCTCTTGACAGAATTTTGTATTAACATTTCCGTCTTCGTCTAGAGACGATACCATCTCTATTAGGTCAAGCCAGCCAGCCTTATTTCTAGCAAAGACTGTAGTATTATCAAATGAACAGCCAAGGATTGGCTTAACACCAACCTTCTTGCAAGCCTGAAAAAAAGAAACACAACCAGAAATAGACTTGTAATCTGAAATACCACATGCTGGATAATCATTATCAGCACAAATCTTAGCAAGTTCAGTTGGTTTTGAGAATCCTTTTAGCAAACTGTAATGTGTAAAATTATTCAATGGATACCAGTTCAATATTGACCTCCGCAATCCTCTCTTATGATGTCTTTTGTGTCAATTTCAGTCCAGTAAATTTCATATGCAACTGTGTCTTCAATAGCTTCAAACTTATGATACTCTTTAGGATGCACTGTTGACATTTGATTGTCTCTTATAACCGTCTCGTCAACTAAATCATAATCATTTTTCCAAACTGTAATTTTTAATTGACCCCTTTCAACAAAAAAAGCATTATATTTATAGTCGTGCTTGTGTTTAGAACAATAGCCACCCTCTTTAATTACTACTCTATGTATTTCTACATTGTTTTTGCAAAACAAAGAAGAGGTTGTTCCCCAAACTTTTCCTTGTGTATTCATATTATCTCTATATTGTCATGTGTGTGAAAATTAGACTACTTATTTCTATCGCAATTGTAATTAAGCCTTATCGTACATTAAGATTATTGATGTTTGTGATTGATTAATATCTTTAGGGTTCTTGATAACCTCTGTTCTGTATCCAGTATATTCCTTTAGTTTATCATTCCACCATTCTATAGTTTTGACTGTCTTGTGTGCATTTGATCCGTCTGGTAATAAATTGTCAGCCAATCTTGTACAAATAACGTGAAACATTGTTTTTGGTTTTATGGCAACAAATTCTTCACAAATAGTAGAAATTTCTTCTTCATATAGATGTTCTAATACATCAGTTGTTATTATCATATCGTAGTGTTTATGCGGTATTTTTTCTTTACCTTTAATTGCAGGGTCATACTCATCTATATTCAGTCCTAATTTAGATAATTCTAATGCAAGTTTCCCCTTGCCGCAACCAAAGTCTAGAACAGAGTCAGGTTTGCATTGTTCAATATGAGAAGCTATTCTTTTTACATATCTTGCTCCCGTGTCACCATAATGAGAGTTGTTAGAATGTAATTGTTTGTATAATTCAAGATCTTTATAGTGATGTTTCATAGAAAACTACTTCTTAACTGGACCCATTGGCCTTTTGACTGGTTCCTTATCGCTTGGTCTTGGATTATTTGTTAGTGGGAAAGTCTTTATTTTTTTGCTCATTTGAAATCCTTTCCTTAATTTTTGGATATAAAATTCTAACTGCAACTTTACTAGCTTCATTGTCTGATGGGTAGTGAACGCCCTGTAATATTCTAGCAAGACCGCAGTATTCTGACAACCTAAAAAATTCTTCTGTGTATTCTGGATACAAATCTGAAAGAATATGGGCAGCTAATTCAGAATACATCGTATGGCCACTAGGATAAGATGGCGTGTGGTGTGTATCTGTGTAGATAATATCTATGTCAACATTGTAGAATGGAGCAATTTGTTCTGGCCTAGCTCTATTGAAATAATACTTCAGAGCATATATGTATTGTTCTAGTATATTGTAGTATTCATCGAATGTTGCTTGGGGAAATTTCCTATCCCTTTTTGTTTCAAGAAAGTTTTTAAACAACGTCAACGGCTCTTGATCAACGCCCCAAACTAGATCTATTTCTTTTCTTGTTCTAGACTTAGTTGCTTCAGATATAGCCCTTAATTCTTTTTCTGTTTGAGAGCTACTATTTTTAGCTGGTTGCTTTAGAATAGATTTGATATCTATATTTAATATGGACAAATCATCATAGTAAGGAGTATCCTTTTTTAGATATCCAATTTCATCGATAGACTTTTTGTGGTCTATAATTTTAGCTACTCTATTTATTAATGACATGTTTTTTATGCTCTGTGAAATCTTTGTCCAATATTTTTACTAATTTACTTCCCGCTCTCCGGTAAAAGCAAGGCATTAATCCGTGTATGCAAAGGTATACACCAGCTTTTATGCATCTTATTCCATGACCTATAGCAAACTTCCAGTGTTGCCAATATGTCATATTGTTTTCTTTTAGGTGTTCTTTCCATTTTTTTACCAAAATTTGCATGACCAATACCGAGCCTTCCATTTGGGGCCGGGATTAGCACAATTGTGCCTAGCTCTAAAGCTCTTGCGTCGTGCTGGATTATCCTTTTTGATTTCCATATTTGGATCGCCAAAGTTAACCTTTACTACATTACCCTTGTCATTCTTTACATATACGCTTCTCTTCTTTGGTCCATCAGGAGTAAGGAAGGGCTTATTTAGTTTTACTTTTCTTCCTTGATATTCCACAGCATAGCCTTTTCTTGCTTCTACAAAGTCATAAACATTTTGAATGTAAATCTCAGCTTTTGAAATCATATCTTTGGTCCAATCCTCAAATTTTACTCCTTCTAGCATACTCGCTATTTCAGAAAGCTGTTCATGCATTTTCATTAATTGCTCTCTCTGCATCTGACCTTCTTCGTATTCAGATACTATTTTATCCCAGATGGATTGTGCCTTTTTCCAAGCTTCTGGGTCTGGTCTATCTTTGTCTCCCCTTTTAGCTGGTTTGTAGTTTTTACCTTCTCTTTCTTTCTTTTTGCGAATATTTTCCCATAGTCCCGGCTTTGCTTCTGCAACGTCCCACTCCTCTGATTCTTCTCCGCAGTCTTCGTATTCAGCTTCAGATGGAGAATAAAAATTTTCTTCAGTTAGTTCTTCTTCGTATCCATATAGCGATACGGTAAGTTCAAAGTCTGCTGCTTCTAGACATGGGCAATCTTCTGTGGCTTTAGAAATACACACTGCCGTTCTTTGCTTATTATCTGGGTATTCTTGCTTCATTTTTGAATCAGACATACATCTTGACATAAAATTGTTTTTATCTTCATCTTTATTCTTGGAAGGTATTGGCATGTTATCTCCTTATAGTATGAGTTGTGATGCTTCGTTAAATAGTTTATTTAGAGTTGTCAGTGGAACATTAAGTGATAAAAAGTGAGATGTAATGTCTTTAATCATTTTATGTTCTGGGTCTTGAGTCAGTTCTAGCCAGCCAACATAGTAGTTCCATATTCTATCGTTCATGCTTAGTGGATATTTAACTCCAAGCGGTCTGCCAAATCTATGCAACCATTTAAAATTAGGAAGGCATACTGATCTACCTCCAGCTTGTCTGAATTTTTCGTGTATATAGCCTTCTTCTCCACCAAAGCCTTTGAAATGCTTGTTGAATCCTAGCCAGTTTGATGTTTTGCATCCGAATACACCAAGTCCTTGCATTGGTATATCAAATGGCTCTCCTTTGAGTAGGGCTTCATGGTTCGTTTCCCACTTTCCATACATTCCACTGCCCCATCCCGGCTTGAAGTGAGTAGAAAAGTTAACCAAATTATCATATATTAACGGGCCTTGCACTATATTCCTGTGATTTTCCCCTTTACGCATATAGCCCAAGAAAGCTTCTATGGCTCTTGGCTCAAATAGAACGTGACAGTCCATAGAAATTGTATATTCACCTTTGGCATTCCTAAAGATTTCATTTCTAACTGCCGTTCCAGTTCTAGTAGTAAAGGGTATATATTTTACATTTGCTTTCTTTGCAAAGTCTGCCACCGCTTTTCCACTGGCGCTGTCTGGATTATTGTCAACAACTAAAATTTCACAAAGAGCTTCTTGTTGTGTGACCCTATGATACATTTTTAATGCTTGTATGGAGAAATAAACTCCATCAAAATCATCATATGTAGCCATACCTATCGTTAGTAAATTACTCATATTTTACCCCGGAGCTTCGTAAAAACCTATGTCAAAACCTTTCCTACTGCAATTGGCAATAGTTTTTTCCATTCCATGTTTTTTAAGGTGCTTCTCTATATACATACACATATTTTCATCAGTTTCAGGCCAGTTGTTTTTGCAAAAATGGCACAATTTTGTGCATTTCCAGCTACTTCTGTCGCTAGAAATTGGTCTCGGAGTGTCATTTTTCTGGATTTCTTGAAATCTTGCTTTTAGCATCTCTAGAAATCTAGCTTGATCAGTTTTGTCAAAACACATGCTAAATGGACCGCCATCTTTGATAAAAAAGATAGACATAATTGCCTGTTTGTACTCTGGAAATAGCTTGGAGATAGCATAGTTGTACAGTAGCAGTTGTGGATCTGAGCATAGTTTTTCATATGTCTTTTCCTCTCCCGTGGCCCAATCTAAACGCCTGCCTGTCTTCCAATCTATTACTTCTATTGTATCGTCATCAACCTTTGTTACGAGGTCAATCGTTCCTTTGATTGCTAGCTGTCCATTTACCTCTTTTCCGTCTGGCATTTTATAAGTAAACTTAGCCCAATCTTCTTCAATGGGTATATCAAAATGAGGTTCTGGTGCTACAACGTCTCTACTTCTTGGATCAAATTGGCCGTCGTTAAATTCTAATGTCTTCCATATTAAATCTCTGCATGTTTCTTTGTCTGAATCGTACCACTTGTGTGGCGAGTTTGATGTATAATATTCGTAACTTAAGTCCAATAGCCATTCAACTGTACTATCTTTTCTGAAGTCTGCTTTGTTGCACTCTATTTTTTTTAGTGCATCATCTGTAATTCTAAGGATTTTAGTTCTGTTGCTGGAGTCTTGCTCTGCTTTTTTAAATCCAGCTAGACATTCCATAACCTTATGCACAATGGTCCCAAGTTCAGCTTTTTTGCCACTAATAGATTGGTGTCCAAGGACATATGTAATAAAATATTGCATCTGGCAATATGCGTAATTATTATAGCTAGACGATCTTATATATGTAATTAGCATTAGGTACTCCAAACATGTTTTAACTTATTAAGTTGACACTTTAAATTATCTACTGTCATTTCATCGTTGAAAATAATGTGATCAAATTTGTTCCAATCAAAACGATCTGGATCTAAAGCTTGTTCACACTTGTGTTCGCTATTAAAGACGTTTCTATCTAGCCTTATTACTTCTCCACCGGCCTTATGTATTGCTTCTACTTCGTTGGGAAATCTTACATCTGGTATGATTGATAGGAGTGATTGTTCTTGCTGGATTAGTTTAATCGTGTAGTCTACCCAAACAGTATCTTTTATTTTTCTCATAACATCAGTACCAAAATATTGCAAGAACTCTCTAGCTGTCATGCCATATGGAGTGTCTGTGTTCTTGTCTTCGTCGCTACCATATACTTGCTTGGCGGTGAGGTCAAATAATTCTACGCACATTTGCTTGAGGTAGTCTGCGAAATGATATATCTTAACGTGTGGCCACAACTCTCTTTGTGCATAGTCCACGAACTCGTAGTCTTTTCTGGTTGCGTCAAATATTCCCCAACCAGATTCTCCATGCAAGTTTGTTGTCAAAATCTCTAGTTGACCATTCTCATTAATATCAAAGTCTTGCACCATGCCGTTTTGCTTTAGGACATATCCGTTGATGTAATTAGCGACTGTATTTTTACCAGCTTGCTTTCTTCCTGATATACCTAGTATTTTCATCAGTATGTTCCTTTAAGGTCTTGTAGTATTTCTTTTTTGATTTTGTACACAGACATGTCACCAATATCTTTACTTGATAATCTAGGAAATGTAATCTTGTACATTCTACCAAACTGTCTTTGTATTTGTACTCTGGCTTCTCTTCCAGCCTGATCGTTATCCATTAGTACTATCAAGTGAGTAACGGGCATCCTTCTGATTTTTTCTGCTTGCTCTTTGGATATAGTTTTTCCAAATATACTTACGGCATTCTTCACGCCAGATTCATGCAATTTCCAAACATCGCCCTGTCCTTCTAGCACAAATAGACATCCAGTATCATAAGAGTGTTTTACTGCTCTATGATAGTTGTAAAAATAATGCCTCTTATTGAAACCCTTTGGGTATAGCAGGAACTTTGGAGTTCGATATCCTTTGATTGATCTACCTATCAATCCAACTATTTCAGAACCATCGTCATTATGTATCGGTATGATAGCCCTTTCTTTCATTATACCATTTTCATAGCAATCCCCCACACCAAAATGTTTCATTGTAGACTTTTTGAATCCTCTATCAGTAAAATATTCTGATGGATATTCTACATTGTATTTTATTTCTATTGGTTGATCTTGATGTTTGATACTAGGTGTAGACTTAAAAGATTTAATCAGTACGCTAAACTCATCTTCTGTTTCAGCGACTACTTCATGTGTTACAGATCTATTATTCTTAAGGTTAAACTCTGTACATGCCCACTTTAGAGCGTCCTTGAATTCAAGCTCTTCTCCATTCTTGGAAGATAGAGCGCCTCTAATTAATCCAAATATATCGTTACGATACTCGGTTTGACAATCTCTCGTCCAACATTTCCATATACCCTTGTCTATAGAAAATGAAAATGCTCTTGGGTTATCACTCCCGTCATGTACTGGACATGTAGAATATACATTATCTCCAAACGATTCGCATGTCATGCCAAGTTTATCAAATACTTCTTCGGCTTTGCTATTCAGTATCTTCTTGATCTTTTTCAAGTCCATCTTGCAAGCCTTTCAATGCTTCGGGTTTTACTAGTCCGGTATCTCCAGCTGGTTGATTCTTAAATTCGTTTCTTGTTTTGAGTTCAATTAGTTTTGCGTGTGCGCCCTGCATTTGCATATTAATGTAATCTCCATCATCTAGTCCAGCACCGTGTCTAGCAACGATAGGTACTAGCTTTCTGTTTCCAGCATTTGGTCCGTCCTCTGCTAGTTCTTCTGGGGATTTAGCTTTGAAAATACTGAAAGAAGTACAAAGCCAAATAAGCCTATCTGATCCACTAACGGCATCTGTACTCTCTTTGGTTATTCCATCACGATTTAATTGCACGAAGGATAGACAAGGTATGTCTAGTTTAACACATAAATTATGTAATGATGTAATCTGGAATCCTAATGCTTGATATTCCTGAATGTTGTTTGTGATAGATGAAGAAGACATGAGTTTTAGGTAGTCATAAATGATGACGCATTCATTTGTTTTACCAGTTTCGTCTGTCTTAACATCCTGAACCACCCAGCGTCTAATTAGATTCAATATTTGTTCAAATGGTTTACCAGCGACACTGATATAGCTATAAGGTATAGATTCTAATTTGGCTACAGCTTCTTTAACTTTATCGTTCTTGTTTGGATCATCGACAAATTTGCCGGTTGCAACTTCATTTATTGGTACACCACTCATGTTGGCTATGAGCCTGTTTAGATGATCTTCCTTAGACATTTCCGTATCTAGCACTAGGACGGGAATTCCCAAGCAGGACACGTTAAGGGCAACGTTATCTGCAAATACCGATTTACCAACTTTGGGTCTTGCTGAAACAAGGTCCACGCATTTTCTTCGCAAACCACCACCAATGGCTTCGTCGTATCTGGAGAATCCAGTGGGTATGCCAATAATATCACATTTGTTTTCTGATAGGAATTCGACATAATCTTCTATACCTTCACCAATCTTTTCTGGGTTTTCGCCGCCATCATCCTCCCTAAGAAAATCTGTTACTGGATTTTCTAGCATACCAATTATATCATTGATACTTTCTGTGCCATGTATTTCACCAACGTCATGGTGAATTTTCATAGTAAGCGATCTTATCTTGCGGGCAAACTCAAACTTCTTAATCTGTATAGCAAAGCTGAAGATATTGTTTTGGTTAATTGGAAATTCGTATAGAGACCTGATATACTGGGATTCTTGCTGTGTACTTATATGTTCAACTAAGTTTAGTTTCTCAGCAGCAGCCAACAACGTGGCTATATCTGGAGTCTGCTCATTCTGTATGATATATTCAATACACTTATAGATAACTTTGTTATTTTGGTTTACAAAGCTATCTTGCGTAATTACATCTGCTACAGATATGTAACCGTCTATGCCGTGCTGCAATAACCCAGCTAGGACTGCTCTTTCTGCACCAATATCTAAGAGATTTTCTTCCATGTTTACCTACTACTACTACAACGGTCGCACCTGTAAAACTCACCATATACTAAGTTTGAATTAACTGAAAAGTTTTTACGACAGATATGACAGACAATATCTTTTTTCTGCGGGGCTGGACGCGAACGTGGCGTTCTTGTTACTTGTGGAGTTTCTATGTTTCTATCTTCTCCAGTATCCTGCCACTGATTCGATTTAGCTTGCACTGGGGCTTTTCTGCCCTTACTTTTGGCAACCTCTTTGTTCATTGTAAAGTCATCCTGTCGTGGCGAGAGAGTTGTTGTGGGCTGTATAGTAGTGCATTCTATATCTGGCGGCTGTGTGGTCCACCTGTTGGAATCTTCAATAAGTATATTTAACAGTTCTTCTCTCTCTTTAATACTTAATGTTTGAACAAAGGCATTTAAGTTCATACTCTCTTCCCCTTTTCCATTAATATGTCGCCCTTACGTTTTAGTTCGTACACTTTACCATCTAGTTCTTGTATTCTTGCTTCTGCAACCTGTCTATAATTGTCAATAGATGCAGCATATTCATTTTCCACTACAATCATAGGTATCCGCATTTCATGCTTGGTATATGGGCTAAATTTGTCGTGATATTTAGCTACCATTTTATTTAACTGATCGTTACATAAATTGAACACTACCTTTTGTCTATTAATGTGATCTTGAATGTATGAGGCATATCCATACAGAGCATAAGCATAGTCAAAAAGCTCTTCCTGATTAAGCTTTTTAACCTGTTCCATCTCCATATCTGCGGCTAGTAAGAATTCTTCACGAAAAGTAGCAAACTTTGTATTTGTCTCATTCGTAAATTGATCTAGCTTTTCAAGAAAATTTTCAACGGTTTCTTTAGCTGTTTTCAATTTGTTCTCTCCATTGCTCGTCTGTGTCCGAATACTTCAACTCAATCAAATCAATATTGTTCAACTTGCACCACTCTATTTTATCCTCATCCTTGGCTTTTGCCAACACAAAATCTGCTTTCGTCTTATGGAAAAATGGCGTGAATTCATAATGTTGTTGACCGTGAACTTCTATAGCCAGCATTATTTGTGGTACATAAAAATCTAAGTATAACACTCCCTTTCTGTGTCTTGGTGTACTTCCCGGTAGCTTAACTTCTTCAAGTACCCTATAACTATGGAAGATAGTCTTCAAGAGTTTTCTTGCGCGCACGTGGTACTTTGATCGCCTTCTCTTGTCGTTGGCATCCACGGAATAATTTCTTAAATCCCAGACGTAATCTCTGCCATTTAAACCTGTAACCTTCATGAAAAATCCATTCTATTATTTTGGCTAGCAATATACCAGCGCATATATTAATTATTGTCATTGACTATCTTCTTAAGTTTCTTTTCTGCATTACGAATAGTTTTCTTTACGTAATCAGTTAATTCGTAGTCTTTCTTATATACCTGAAGAGCATCTAGTATTCTCCAAGCTTCCGTTTTAGTTATTTCTATTTGAGCCACTAAAATAACTCCTTGATCTTATCATAGATAAACGATGACATATTGGGATTTTCATTTAAAAACTCAAGGGTATTATTAGCTCCTTGAAATTTAAAAAATCTTTCGATATCATCAGCGTTGTCAGACACGTTGTTATCTTGCAAAATTTTCTTAACAGATGGATGATCAAGATTGTCAATAGCACACTGAATAGTATACCAAGCTCCAGCAGTTTTAATAAGTCTGAACTCGCAGGCTATTTGTACAACCTCTTGGGTTTCATCAATGCCAACCCCGTATCGTATCCAGCTTTCCGCTGTGCTATTAGGCAATCCTCCAGCACAGGAAGTCTTGACAGACCAGTTAGCAATCTGCCCAACGTGTGGTCCAGTGTCTTTGGGTACTTGCCATCTACCCCTATGCGTAATTACCATATTGGTTCCTGCTTGATATTGTAACATATTACCACAGTCTGCCATCTTGGATGGTGAATATGGTGAACCGCCAGTGTTAGCAATGTTATGAGTAATACATGTTAAGATAGTCTTGTTCTTCATAAGAGTTCCGCTGATACGCTTAAAGAACATGGATAGCAACCGGGGCAATGCGTTGCGAACACCGGTTCTAACTTCACCCTCTAGTTCACACGATGGAACCATATTGGAAAGTGAGTCTGCAATAATCAAGCATCCCGGATCATTGTTGATATAGTATTCAATGATGTTGAGGAAGTCTTCTGCTGAAAGTATTTTATCGTCTGTAGATTCTACAATTAGGATATTATCTGACTGTAAGCCTTTAATTCCATCAAAGTTTTGCCGTGATAATCTACCTTCTGTGTTGACATAAATAACTTTTTTACCCAATGCCTGACACTTAGAAGCAAAATGAAGGGCGGTTGTAGTTTTACCAGACTTTGGATCTCCGGTCATAACCACAACACTACCCTCCCTTAAACCGCCACCCAAGGCTATGTCTAGTGCTGGCGATAAGCCAATCACCTGAAGACTATTTATAGCTTCTAACACCTCTGTTCCACTTCTTACAACGTCGCCATATTTGCTAACAACAGAGTTGCTAACCATATCACTTTCAAATTTTGACGATGACGCTTTCTTCTTCGTTTTGCTCATATTTTCCTCAATTTGTTGATTAGACTTGTCTTGTTGGAGTAGGATTTGCGGGTCTTAATTTCTTTCTTTTCTTCTTCTGGCTCTTCAAATATTTGCGTTTGCCTAGGTTCTGCTACATTATGATAGATCGCAACTACCTTTTCTGCAAGTGGATTAATTTTCCAGCCACGCCCATTTTGTATTCCAAGCACAAGAAGTTTATCAAATTCTTTTGAGTTAATTGCTTTGATAACTGCTTCTTCAGAATACTTTTTCTTTAACGCTCTAGCAGCATTAAACTGCTTCATCCATAGCCAATGGTTTGGGTCTCCCTTTGTCCAGAATTTATATCCGGGTTTAGGAAGCTTCATCCTGTCTGCCCGTCTAAGAACAAGAAATTCTGCTACGTATGCTTCAAACGTGCAATACTCACCAGTATGAATATGTTTATACTTATGAGTTTCAGACCACTGCTTTTGGTATTCTTTGTTGAATAGTCTAGGTTTTTTCTTCGCCATTAGAAAGGATAGCCTCTTCAAAACAATTTTCAATCTTGTCGGTATAATTATTATCTTCAATCAGTTCTGGAACTTTCCATAAAGTCTTTACAACATTATTTCCTTTAACAATCCCTATCGTAAATCCATCCAGAGTCATTCCCCCTATCTGACCCATAGCTGCTTTTGTAATGTAAACACCGTCACATTTGTCAACATCTTGAGTTATAACATGTGATTTATATTGCAGACCTACGGATTCTATAACTGCCGATTTGTTATTTCTAGATACATAGTCTAGCCAATCATTCATTGTTTCCATGTATATATTTTCTCTATCCTTGCATTTCAATACAATCCAAGTGTTTGTTCTACTCTTGCTTTTTTTGTAGTTATCTACCCAAGCCTGATCGCCGTACAGTATCATTCGTTCCCCTTTACTGATGTGGTACAATTTTTTCTGCCAGCAGTATTAACAGGCTTTCTTTTAGCGTCAGCCATTGATGACGCATTTTCAGTCATAATAGTTACGCCTTTCTGTCTAGTAAACTGATCACCAACGGTGATTCTTCCAGATTTTGAATTAACTGGATTGCTCTCTAGATAGTTTCTAACACAAACAATAGATCTATTTAAATCTTCTGCCATTTGTTGTTCACTTAAGCTTTCTCTATTGCCATTTATGTAGAACACTTCGGCTTTATTTAATGGTCCACGTTTAACTTTAGTCATTTATCAAACTCCTTTGCGCCCTAGTCATGTACATAGAATTTTTGGTCTGTAAATACATAAGGTACAAATCAAATGTCTTTGCTCCTACCTTTTTTAGTTTCAAATCAAGCGTTTTGGTTCTGTGGCTATCAGCGCCCATAAAATCATAGATTAAATTGTTGTGTGTTAATACTTCGTGTATTTTCCTCACATCACCATTGTTGAATTTAATAACTGTTTTCTTTGCGAATACTCTTGTTAGCTCTAGCTCATCCCGTTCTGTAAACAGTTTGCCTTGTGATGTAAACTTTTGCTCAATTACATCTCTAACGTCACCGCCGAATTGCGATATGTCCATTATTTCTCTCCAGTTCTGATATACTTTTCTTTCTGCTGCTGAGTCATCTGATTAATCTCACGCATTTGCTTGCGTTTAGTTTGTGCTTCTGAGTTGTTTTTATTCTTAGCTTCAATCTCTGACCTTTTATAGCTTCCTAAATTAGACCAGTTCTTGTCGGCAACTTGACCTATAGTTTTAGCGTCTTTAACAAAAGAAGCTAGCCCACCATATAGTACTCGTTCTAGAGTGTTTTTACCACATGATGGGCATTTTGTCAATGCTTCGTCGTGAATAGATTGTTTAACGTCCTCAAGAGTCTCACCACAGCTGTGGCATCCGTAATCATATAGCATTATTTCTCCAATGCGTACAGTACTGCTCCTATAATTCCATTCCTCTGTATATCATGATACTCCAATTTTGAGATTCCGACACCTTGAATTCCAGATAATCTCTCGATACAATAATCTAATCCACTATATTTATAGATATCGGTTTGCTTATTATCTCCATTGATTAATACTTTAGAATGATTACCCATACGTGTTATGAACATTTTGATTTGTTCAAGTGTACAGTTTTGGGCCTCATCTAAAATCATATATGATTCATGAAATGTAGATCCTCGCATTGTTTCTAGTGGCTCAAAACGAATTCTACGTTGATTAAAATAATATCCAAACTTATCTCTACCAAGGAAATACTTCAGATTTTCTTCCATTGGTTGTAGGTATGGTTTAATTTTCTCATTCAATTCCCCCGGTAAAGATCCAAGATCTCTACCAGTACACACCAAAGGTCGTGTAACAATGATTGTATCAATTTCATCTTTAAGAATTTTCTGAGAAGCTATTCCAGCAGCAATAAATGATTTACCACTACCAGATGGTCCAGTGCAAAAAACTACATCGTTTTCTATTATAGATCTAATGTATTGTTTTTGATTTTCAGTTTTTGCCTCCAAGGTATTTGGTTTTGGTTTTTTTTGTTCTTGACGCTTTTTTCGATTGTTGTTATTTACCTGTGCTGCCAAAGCCGTTACTCCCTCGTTGTGAGGTTTCTAATTCTTCTCTTAGAAGTAAAGAGACAACAGGAACCTCTTGGAATATCATCTGTGCGATTCTATCCCCATGTTTTATTTCTACATCTTCGTCAGAAGTGTTGTATAAACAAACCATGATCTCTCCTCTGTAGCCAGCGTCTACGACACCAGCTAATACATCTATACCTTGTTTTACGGATAGACCAGACCTAGGCCAAATGAGGCCAGCTAAATTATCTGGCATTTGTATTGATATACCTGTCTTGATAACTTTTCTCTGTCTTGCAAAAACCCAACAGTCTTCATCTGAATATAGATCATATCCAGCGTCAGTTCTGTTCGCCTTGTGTGGAACTTTTGCAGTCTCGGTTAAATACTTGTAATGAACAAACGAACCCATTCTATCCTCCTAAAATTATTCCTAGTTAGCGAATTTCACAAGATCCCCCGGAGCAAGCCCACTCCTGTTCTGTTTTTACATTATTTTCTTCTTCAATTACTTGTGTGTAATCTACTTCTTGATATTCACGATTCATGTCAAGCCATTCTTTCCAGTTATATACATCTTTCATACAGTATGTTAATAGCTTGAGGTCGCCATTCATATACTTATCTGCAAATCTTTGACACCTTTCTTTGTATTCTTTTTTCTCAGTGCCTTTGATTTTTTGACCAAAACCCAAAAGGCTATCACAAGCAGCCCACAGATTATCTTCATATAGTGATAAACCAATTTCAATTAATCCGCTTACAAACATAGCAGCATCTCCATAGTGTTGTATCTGCTCACTAGGTAAATACACCGTTGTGAATGGAGCTTGTGCATAATCTTTATCTCCAGCGATTGGAAGTAAAGAAACGCCGCAGAAATACTGCCTATTTTTGTAAATAAAATCTGTAACACCGTCCCACTCTTCTGGTTTAACATTAATAGTATTTGATACATTATGTGTTAACCATTTTTGTGTACACCGATCTGGGTTGGTTCCGTTAATAACCCAGTTTTGTTGTGTACTCTTAACATACTCTAACAAACCAATAGCATCTACTTGATTTTTAATTTTTGATCCGTCTGGAACTTCTACACAAAACGCAACAACGTCATCAGAGTCATTATTAGACCATACGGATTCTGCACAGGCTCTAGGATTGATTGTTTTGAAATACTGGTATATCGGCTCCATTTTATTTGCTTGGACTCTACGGATGTATCTCTTGGCGTGATGGGGGTGAATCCCAGACGATGTTCCAAGGATGCAGCTAGATGTACCCTCTGGCTTAACACAGGTTGTACGTGCAGCTTTGTTAATACCAATGAGTTTAGCAATCCTTTCGTTGGTTTTCTTTACTATTTCAGCACCCTTTTTCTGTATCTTGGGATCAAGGCAGATTTCGTGTTGCTCCATCACACCCGTCATAGAAACGCCAAGGAGTGCTTCACGACTAATAATATTCTCAGAAGCTTTGCCAAGATAGGGAAATTCAGTAAATCCCGCCTGTAAAGTTCCAATGATAGCAGCAGATTCACACGCTGTATAAAAGTCCTCTTCTGTTTTTACTTTTGCACAATTGATTGTAGACAAATTGCAGGCTTGCCACCCACTCTCGCCCGTAGTTTCATCCACAGGCCACATGCCAATTTCCACACATGGATTTACAATGAGTTCTGTAGAGTCTGACCAAACAAATCCCGGCTCTCCAAACTCTTTTACTGATTGCATCAGTTCTGAAAACTGTTCTTTTGTTGTTTCATTTCGTAAAAGTAACGCTGAATTATTAGATCGTCCACGTTGTGGATTATCAATAAACCATGATCCTGTTTTGGCTTTTGCCATCTCTTCGTCATCAGCAGAAAAGACACATATCGTAGCACTACGCCTTACGCCACCACTAATAACAGCGTCAGCACCATACATGACAATATCATACGCTTCGATTGGTTTTAGTTTTTTATTTCCAGATTTAACTGCATTATCAAGCACCTTTTTGATATGATTTAGTGCCTTCTTTAGTGGTTCTGGGCCGGGAGCTTTGCCTCCGCTAGACTTTAGATATGCTCCAGCTGGACGGATCTGAGTGTAATCAAAAACTACATTCTTACCATTATATTCTGGGAATAGTTTGCACCCTTTAAAATAGCTGGAAACAAGAACGCCAACAGCGTCAGACCAACCCTCAATCGAATCATCAATTACAAATTTCTTCTGACCTTCTTTGTTCTTTAATAAATTAGGTAGTTTATCAATATGGTGTTTTTGAACAGAGAATCCAGTTCCACATCCACATAGTAATAGATACATGCATTCTTGAAAGAATCTCACCCTGTCTGTATAGGAAGCAATGCAGTTATAGATTCTTGCGTTGTGCTTAAAAACTGGTGAACCGCCAAACTGTAAAGCCCTTTGAGAACCAAGGATTTTTTTCTTCCTCATATCCTCATATGCTTGGTATATTGCATCTTTAATGTCCAGATAATTGTCGTGGTGAGGGTCTACGTACTTGTCAAGCATCATCTGTTTTACTCTATCAACTGATTCACTCCACGTTTCTCTTCTTTTTTTGCTTGCGTCCCATCTAGCATACTTAGACGTAAAAGTATAATTCATCAATGACTTGATTGACATCTATCACCATCTTTCTATGATATTAACTACAAATCTAGAAATTAGAAGTACTTATTTAAAAGTCTTTCTATGATAAACCTTGCAACCGCCGGAATGATTATCATGATAAGCAAATATGTGAGTATAGCAGATCCGTATTCTTTTTCAATATCTTTTTTAACTTGTTCGACAACAAAATTGTGGCATAATTTTCTGCACTCTTTTCTTTCAGCCTGATTCATGTCTGACAAACACACAGCTTGGCTAGTTATTGTAGCCCATTCTTTTGCATGTTGCAAGCACAGTGTAGCTATTTTTTTGTGAGCCTTACTGCTCCCATATTTCTCTTCGATAAGTTTTTCTAGGTCATAAGTGAAGACTTCTGTGTAGTTGTCTGGATTGGATGTAAAATAGGACATTGGGACATCTGGAAAATTCTTGATCCTAAACCATATTTCATCATTTCTAATCGTGATTCCTTCAATGCTTAAGCTCACTTCAATAAACTTCTTGACTTTAACGGCAGGCAAAGATTGTGAGAATAAAATTTCATAACCACTATCACTCTTTGACATATCCATAGTGATTCTATTACTAGGAATAAGAAGCTTCACACTACTAGACCCATACCCTTGATCAAAAAGATCAGATATTATAGAAATAATTTCATTTACATCCATTGTTTCACCTTTGTATCAACACCCAAGAAATGCCAAGAAAGTTATTTTTGAGAGTCTGTTTTTCTTTTTCGGAAAGTATATGATTATTACTTCCACCGCAAGATCTTTCTATAGTTTTAACTATCATTTCAGAAAGGCCGTCGTATTTATCAACGAGAGTTTGATTGAAAAAATGCTTTCCAGCTAATGCATATATGTCATTGACTTGCTGCAAATCGGTTGCATATCTGGTGATTCTGTTTGCAAATTCGTAGTTGAATATGGCTATCTTTGCCCTGTCCGTTGGGTCTGTTATTAGTTTTCCAAATCCAACAACTGAATTAAGGATTTCGTCTGATGGTTTTTCTACCTCAATGATAGCGGTTGGCTCAGGATTTACATCAGGCACTAGATTCACATCAAGTAAGTCTAATACGCCATTTCCAAAAAAAGCAAAAGCTAGCAGTGCAATAGCTACTAGTTTCTTAAACATGATGATCCTCCACGTTTAACAAGGGGAATACTTCATCCAGCTTATCTGCTGCTTGATGTAATTCATGTAGTTCGCATTTATACTTCAGGCTATACCAAAGGTCAACCATTTCAAGAAAACTAACTGAATAATCTGTTTCCGGTGGGATGGGTGAGGGTTTTGGGTCTCTCTTAAATAAAGACTTGATATAGTCTATCCTAGATGAAATGTCAAAGTTTGTAAACAGTAGTGCTGCTGCAACAATTATAGCAGCTAATCTTAACATGAGTTCTGGTTCCATTATTATCCTCCAATTAAAAGCGGTTTGAAAGTTAGTTCTTTATTTCCGATATTGATTTTCATTAAAGAATCTTTTGATCCATGATAGGGGCAAGCAGTTTTATGACCATCTCCATGCGTAATCACACCTGATCCTTTACAGACGCACTTTGAGGCATCTGGATCTGGACCTAGAATATCTGGAGTTGGATCTACAATGTATACTTCCTTTTCAGCTTTATCAAATGCTATTTTAGCATCTTCTTTCCATTTGTCAACATACCCCTCATACATCCGTGCTATATCTGACGTTGGAAGATCGCAGAAACCGTTATTGAATCCATTTGACCAAGATGTATTTTTAGAAACAAAAGTTCCCGCAAGTACACCTACAAGAACAGATACAAATACTACGGTTAGTATATTTTTTGTCCATTTATTACTCATATTTTCCTCCACTATGGTGTTCCACCATCAACTGCATTGTAATAAGCTATGTCATCAAACCTAGATGTCAACAGTGCTTCTAGTTCTGAATAGGTCATGCTAGTTTCATACGTAGCATCTATTGTGTTAAAAGAGCCAGCAGGAGTGCATGTTACTACACATGTCGCGTTTTTTGCAAGCTCCAAAGATATGTTTGGATTGGTTACTACGTCTGTTGTTGAGACAACTCCCATAATATTTCTCCTTATTAATACGGATTGGTTCTAGGCTGTATTTCTATATTTCCTATTGAAATAGCTGTAGGGCTATCTCCTTTGTAGATATTTACAGTGATTTCTCCCACGTATATTGGCATTATCCACCTACGCTATTATATACACCTTGTTGAGTTCTAAACAACAACTACGGCAAATAGTTTGGACCTTCCATTGCAGGGCTGCATGGAGAATAATAGAAACAGGCACCAGTACTCATATCGCCGCTAGATAATGGAATACCGTTAAGAAAGCTATCGCAACATACATTGTCTCCACCAGTTGATGAATCTCCGATGTAAGTATATCCATCTGGACATTCACCAGAAGCGTATGTCGTATCAAGAAGATCATCGTAAGCAAAATACTGCACGGGTTCTGTTGATTGACAACAGAAAACGGTGTTTGAAAGGTAGTCGCTATGGTTTAAGCAATAACCTGAAAAGCATGGGTTAGGATCTGAGCATAACAGTTCACCAGAAGGTGTCCAGCTATATAGTGTAGATGAGGATAAACTGTCGCCTGAAGCAACAAAGTCTTCCGATTGACAGTTTTGAAACTGTTGAGTTGAGCAACTATAGGTGTCATTGTCTGCAATTCGCCACCTAGCCCACAAATATCCCCCGTCTTGTCCTGCGACAGAAAAACAATCGCCAACATATGTATTAATACCACTTGTCTGTTCCTCGCACCAAGCTATTGCTTCTGCCTCTGTAGGAAAATCTATTTCAAACGTGGACCAATTCCCGCCCCCTCTAGTAATGGGAACAGAGCAGCAAGTTCCACTTGCAGTTGGGGCTGGCGTAGTGGTCGTAGTGGTAGTGATTGGTGGTGGTGGTTCCCACCAAATAATTGGGTCTTCTATTCTTGGAGGTTCTGTTACACACGGAGTTATATCACAGGTAATATCATTAGTGATATTTGGCCTAAATAAAACCTTTTTGAAAGCTTGTGAATTTTTGCCATCAGATGCTGCATTTTCTAAATCTTGTCTAGTTATTACAGGTGTAAATTCTGCTCCTAGTTCCCCATAGCCATCAAATCCAAGTCCAGTTGTGCCTTGCCAACTTCCACCATTCTCTTGTATGTACCTAAATAAAAGACTAATACCTCCACCCATAGTTAAATATGCACCAGAATTCCAAGCAAAGCTAAAATCTATTAATTCAACTAAGTTTTGATTCACATCTGGCGCTCTTATTCCTCTAACGCCAACACGCATTGTTGATAAGTCTAATGCAGTGTTTTCAGATGATCCTTCACCATTAATGCCATTAAGCAACCCACTGGCAGTATATACCGTTTCCGTTCCATTATCAACTATTCTGACCTGATCCATCGCAGTTCCAATAAGATTATTTCCACCGCTAACTGGAAAGCTTGTATAATAAATTTCTGTGGAATTAATTTCATTTGGCCTTGGTTGTTGACTAAGATGTAAATAAAGAATTTCTCCAGTTTGACTAGGATCACTATCTTCCACCCAGCCCCACCATCTTTGTTCGTTTGTGTTCACGCAACCATCACATCCACCTCTTGGAATTATAGTAAAAACGTCTCTTCCGACCCTTGGTGGTGGCGTTGTTAAGTTTGGAGTGGGTGATTGTCCACCAATATCTGGCAAATTTCCCGGTGTGAAAAATTGAACTTCACCGCTTCTTTTACCATCGAATCGTGCAGATGAGATTTTTTTTCCATTGAAATATTTCATAATAACTCACTTTATGTTTGTGCTAGAAACAATGGCGCATCATTCTAAACGTAGATTCATCGATGAAGGCAAAACACCTGAACTTCCGATAACAACTTCTGTTTCAGACATAAAAGTAGCAGTAATTTCTGTAGGGGTAGGATTAGATTCTGATCCTGTTACAAAAACACCACTAACGGGTGTCTCTCCGAAATATATTGGAGCCATGCAATTCTCCTACTATGTTACAAAATAAAGCGTGTTAGGATCATATGAACTCAAAGCATTGTACTCTGATTGTGTTAATGTTACAATTTTGGTTGCTTGACCAGCGCCATAAACCAACCACCTACTATAAGATTCGTCATACGTAAAAGTTGCTGTGTCTCCAGACTGTAATATCAAGTCTCCATGAGGCATGTTATAGAATCTATTAGCAGCATCAGAAGAAGCACTATCTTGCTTCAGTGTAATTTGGTGTGAGCCAAAGTTTGTCATTGTTAGTTGGCCTCTGGCGTATGTAGAAATTAAGCCGGTGATATCTAGGCTTCCAGTTGTAGTAACTCTAACAACCTCGGCGGTCACTGTTGGATTCCAATTGTTGTATGTTCCACTACCAAGACTTGCGTGATTACCTCTGGTGATATTATCTCCAGAGATTAATACGTCAACTCCGCTAACAGTAATGCCACTGTCTGCTATTATAAAGTCAAAATTTCCACTTGTTGCAGTTATTGTATTAAATGAAGCAGTGTTCTCATCTTCAATGATATAAAGCACACCGCTTTGCGGGGTTGCTGCTGCGTATTCTGCGGCAGATAGAACAATGACGTTATCTACTGAATCAGATCCAGCAGCAACGCCACTGTTGCTAACAATAATATTTCCAGAAGGAATAGTGTAGTTGTTGATAGTTACAGGATTAGACCCAAAATTAACGCTCATGTTGTTTCCCCTTATTCAGTAATTGTTACTGTTCCATCTTCATTTTGTGTAAAGTTACCAATCAAATTTGAAGTTTCTTCTAATAAAGTGGGATCTACAGAAGCAATAAGTTGACCTAATTTGTAGTGTAAAGAAAAAATTTCTGAAGCATCTGTGCCTAAAGCGTCTGCAATTTCTTGAGGAGTAGCTCTAGGATTGTTCCAAAATGTTTGCACCCCATTAGAATAAGAATTTAAAATTTTCCCAAAAGTGTGTTTTGCAATTCTCACCAAAGAATTAGCAGCTTCTTCAGCATAACTTTCAGATGTTAAGTTGTTGTTTAATACGCTCATTATTTTCTCCTGATTAGTATGTAGTAACTACGCCTTCTACTGTAGCAGACCATCTTAAATTAGTTTCAGCTAAACCATTTACCTGAATAGCAAACCACGCATTATTAATTGTGTTACCAGAAGAGCCATTATAGTAAGATGTGACAACTTGGGCATTAACTCCAGAAAGGCCAGAATCAATATGGCTCTCAACTATGGGAGATCCTATTAAATTATAGTTCATGGTAGAACTAACATCAGACTCCGCAATAAACCCACTGCCAGTATGCCCTGTATTGTTTTTAACAGCCCCTCTAATAATCCAAGCCGCAGAATCAGTACTATTTTGTTTTCTACAAGATATGTGTATTGTAAAAGTAAATACTGCGCTACTAGGCAAATTTACGCCAGTACCTGAAAAACTAGGCGAGATAATCAGATGCGTGCTATTCATCAATAGACTTGCGGATGATCCATTATTAGATAGGAAGTAGTTACTTGCATTTGTAGTAGTACCTCTTAAAACTTGTAATATTTTCTGTGAATCACCATTGCTAGAAAATCTACCATTTGCAAAATTAATAGCTTTATGAGAGTAGCTTGTAACGCCTTCTCCAATCACAAGACTGTCGTATAAACTTGGATTAAGAGAAGCACCTATCGTATCATCTGTAATTATAAGACCACAAGTATCAAAAACTATGCCGTACTGGGGAGTCCACTGACCAGCCCCCGTATTAATCAGCAGGTTTCCCTCCTCAAGATGTAATCTCTCAGAAGGGTTTGATAGACCAAGACCAACATGATAGTCATCGGCCCATATAACGCTATCTGTTAAATTATTGCTATTACTCCATTTGGCTAAATAATTAGTTGTACCACCACCTGTGATATATGATCCAAGATCTGTAATCTGCGACTCGGTTAATCGCAATGCTCCGCTGTGCTGAACAACCGAACTTTCGGTAATGTTAGCGTCTGGTACGTTGGCCCATGTAACGCTAGTAGTGAGATCGTTGCTCTCTGATGTGAGGTAAGTATTGCTATCAACACTTCCATCAGCTTTAAGAAACTGTGAAGAAGTTCCGCCAGTTTTAACAAAGCTATTAGCTTCTACATCACCAGTAAACGTTGCAGAGTTAGGAACATCGTTAGATCTCCCAGCACCAAGCAATATTATTTTGCCTTGAGAAGCATCTTTTCTTAATACTCTTCCTAGGTTTTGAATTAGTTCTGAATCTCCAGATGGTTTTACGTTTGTTAAACCTCCAGTTGGTCCTACGTATAAAGTTTCACCAACCTCAAAAGAATTTGTGTTAATTTGGGAGACAACGCCCATTACACCAACAGTACCTTCGTTTCCATCGTCAATGGTAGAATTTAGTACACCTATTGCTGGCATTTTTGTTGAGTCATCAGATCTGGCTGGAGCAATTAGAGCTTTACCATTAGCGCTATAATATCCACTTACATATACTGGAGTTCCAGCAAGAATTTGAGAGCCAGTTGAATTTTTACAATCAATAACGATATCATTGTTATTAAGATTTAGTTCACCACCCAGACTTGGTGCTGTATCGCCAGAAACTGAAGTTAAATATGATTGCAAATCTGTGATCTGAGACTCTGTGATGCGTAAAGCACCACTATGCTGTACCACAGAAGATTCAGTAATATTAGCATCTGGAACATTTGCCCAAGTAACTGCACTTGTAAGATCGTTTGTTTCTGTGAATGATGTTAAGTAACCGCTTAGATCTGGCGGTGTATATGTAAACGTACCATTTGCATTGTCGTATGATAGAGCTGCACTTCCTGCTGCGGTTGTTGTAACACTCAAGTCTGTTAAACTTCCACTGCCTACTACTGTTGTAGTTGGTGTTGAACCATAAACAATAAGTGCATATGCATCTGCTGCGGATGGAGTTCTTATACCATTAGTATCATAAAACGAAGCCTCGAACCCATTAACTGTTTTGTTTTGAATTGAAACTAAACGACCATCATCATTAGCCTCACCATCAGTAACAACAATATAATTAGTATCAGGTTGGGCATTATCAAAGGTAAAATCCATTGTACCATTAACTGCATCCCAGTTACTCCAACTCATACCTGTGCCAGAACCATTTGAAGTTGTTGCAAGTCTTACAAAAGCGAATGGAGCAACTACTGTACTTGTGCCTACAAGTGTTTGATCTACCCAGTCATAATCTGTACCAGTCCAACTTAATATTTGATTGTTAGTAGCTGTGCTTGTGTTCAAGTGTATATCTACATCACCGTCTGTGTAGTGTGTTAAATCACTAATCTGTGATTCAGTTAACCTTAATGCTCCGCTGTGCTGTACTACAGAGGATTCAGTAATATTAACATCAGGCACGTTTGCCCACGTAACGCTGGTGGTTAGGTCGTTGCTCTCTGAGGTCAGGTAGGACTGCAAATCCACAATCTGCGACTCGGTTAATCGCAACGCTCCGCTGTGCTGAACAACCGAACTTTCGGTGATATTTGTATCTGGCACGTTGGCCCATGTAACGCTGGCGGTTAGGTCGTTAATTTCAGCTTGTGAAAGCAAACTACTAAAATCAACAGTAAATGTACTACTATCATCTCTTGTAAATGTGGCTATAGCTGTTTGTGAATCTAGCGTTCCGCTTACTAATCTGGCTAAATTAGTATCATCAAGATATAGACTTAGATCTATGTCTGTTTCTGCTCCGTTTTCGTCAGTATACTTAAGAATGTTTGCATTAATTCCGAGAGACGTTAAAGTTTCTGACGTTAAATAGTTAGCATCATTAGTAAGCAAGCTAACATTGTCACCACTAGCTACATAATCGCCCAAATCCACAATCTGCGATTCAGTCAAGCGTAATGCCCCGCTATGCTGAACCACAGAGCTTTCAGTGATGTTAGTATCTGGGACATTTGCCCACGTTACATTGGCCGTTAAATCGTTAAGCTCACTTGTGTGTCCCAAGTCTACAATCTGAGATTCCGTAATTCTTATGGCTCCGCTGTGCTGCACGACTGAACTTTCAGTAATATTAGCATCTGGAACATTCGCCCAAGTCACTGAACTTGTTAGATCATTAACTTCAGAGCCTCCAGCGTTGGCATCAACATAAGCTTTTACAGCAGCAGAAGTTGGTATAGTTGTGTCATTATCATTAGATGCAATGCCTTCTGTTTCTGTAATAATGACATTTGAATCAATATCTGATATTCCAACAGAGGTAAGATATGATCCAAGATCAGAAATCTGAGACTCTGTGATACTTAAACTAGAAGCTGCAATGTATTCAAGTGCGCTTGCGGCAGAGTTTACTGCTACTATTTTACCTCCAGCGCCAGTGAAATTAGCAGGAGTATCTAAAAGGCCAACAAATGTGGTTGATCCACCACCGCCTCCACCATTGCCACCAACCCCAGAAAGGCTGGCCCATTGAGTTGAGCCATCTCCAACTTTAAGTATGTTGTTTGTTGTGTCAAATCCGGGTTCTCCACTTGCGAGAACAGGATTGCTATTAGCCCACTGTGTGTATGAGCCTCTGCGAAATTGTATTCTTGTATCTGAATAGTCTGGCATCTTATTTCTCCAAATCAGTCTGGAACTATGTAAAGTGTATTGGGATCTTTATTTGTGATTGATGCATATGTACCTGAGCTTACTATTACTATGTTATACACGCCGCTAACAACCGCAGATGGATAATCATTTTCTATCTTAGCCACATTAGATTGAACACCTAGTTTTCTGCATCTCCATGCTCCAGCACCACTTTTGGCACTAGTATCGTAAATAAATTCTACTCCTTCGCTTCCAAAAATTTTAATGTTTTCAGATTGACGGGTAAGTATTCTGTTACCAGCACTTGCTGTGCCATTATCATGAGCAAATGTAATTGTATTAGATCCTCCAGACCTATTGTACACATTAAAAGCTTTGATATTGTAACTAGAATCTATTCCCCTAATAACTGTATCAGTTTGGGATTGGCTTGTAATGTCTATGTTTTTCGCATCATTACTTGGAGACCAGTTAGAAATAGGAGAGGAAGTTAAACTCTCTTCCGTGAGTTCTGGATAATTACTGGTTGAGAAAGAACCTAAAGAAGCCCATGTGTTTACGCCGTCACCAATTTTTAACACTTTTGTATCTGTTGAAAATACTGGCTCACCAGACGCTGGCGTTATGGTATTAAGATCGTTTTCTGCGCCTCTTTTTACTTGTATAGTAGCCATATTTCACTCCTTAAGGACAGGTGATACTTGGATCGCCGTCGCCAAATTCTCTGGTTATTTCTGAATCTCTTGTAATTTTGCTTAATCTTATTTCATCAAGCAGTAATGAATTACTGGTAGAACCAAATTCTATGTAATTAATATCGTGCGTGACAACTGAAGGTTCTACAACATTTCCAATTTCAGATCTATTAAGATATAGAGTATTAACCGATCCACTTCTCTCAACTTTAATGTAGTTCCAATCTTGAAGGTGTGTCACTGTATCAGAAATACTAAGGCCGTTAGGTCCATACAAATCTAATTCTAGTGTTAGTTGTATGTCTGTATTATTTGGGGCATAATCAAACATGTATTTTAACTCTAGTGACTGTGTACTATTATCAGATGTTTCCATAAATCTAAAAACACCATGTCCTCTATCTATATTTTTGACATAGAATTCTAGCGCAAAGTTACCATCAAGATCAGCGTAACCATTAGATGTATTGTATGTGATTAAGCCTTGTGGCTTAATTGCGGTTCCAAAATTTCCGGGATATGGAGTAAACGCTACGTTACCAGTAGTACTAAACGCATTCTTAGAACTGTCAAGAGTGTACGTTCTATTAAGAGCAGTGTTATTATCTAGGTGTAAGAGCAATGCTGTATCGCAATAGTCATTGTCATAATGTGCTGTTGCTGTTATATTTACCGATTCTACCCAATCACTACTTCCGACATCGTTTAAGGATTTCACCCTAAACTTTCTTGGTGAGCCGTCAGTTATTGTTACAGACTTGAACTTTTCTGGGTTCAAACTCTTTTTATAGTTGTAAGCTGTCCAAGTTATCCCATCATCATCTGATACTTCCACCGGATAAGCTTTTACTCCATCAATGATGCTGGAGTCACAATCCCAAGATAGATATATCTGTTGATTTCCTGCTAGCACTGAGTTTGAAGCATTTCTAACTGTAAAATTGGTTGGAGCTTTAGGGTAGAATGAGTACACAGTGACTATTGAATGAGAACCTCCAGCATATGGCTTATACCAGTTAATATTGGAATTTAAACGCGATAAAGATCTACGTTCAATAGAATCTCCCAAGCCTAATTGGCCTTTATCATTCTTGCCAGTGGCCCATAATTCTTTGAATTCATTTACTGCTAGAAGGTGATTTGCACCCATTGACATAGCATCCCATCTACCTTCTAGCTTAAATGGAGTAAGTGATTCATGAATGTTATTAAGACCTATCTTTCCTTGTTCATTGCTGCCAAATACATACATTCTTTTGTGGGTTGATAATGCTACCGAGGCATCACTTCCAGCAGATATATCACGAAATTTTTCAGCTGTATCAATATATCTAAACGCTCCTTGTCCACCCATATACCCCTTGTCGCCAGAGCCGTATCCACTAACACCATAGCCATATAGACTCACTTGATCAAAATCGCCACTTACTGTAATGGTTATTTTACCTGAATAGAAATTGTAAGTTCCGTCATTGTCGGTATTTGATATAACTATTCCAGAGTGTTGTAGTATATCTCCAGAATAGCTAAATAAATGGTCTTTACCATTATTCAGAAAGGCTATAGGATATCCAGATGGTACGCCATATATGTTGTATGTGCCAGATTGTAATGCGTAAACCTTATTTGCGTCATATACGGCAAGATTACTAGCTTCTTCAAGATTAAAGACATGTTTTGTTTGTGTTCCCTCGTCCCAGCCCATGAAGCTGTCTTCTGACATGTTAACTACTTGTTTGCCATCGTTTGCTGATAAAAAGATTTTCACTGGGGAGTTTTGGTCTACGGTAGATCCAATGCCAAGTTGTCCATGAGAATTTTCACCCCAACTCCATATATCACCATTAGAATCAATGGCTAATGAGTGTCTATTGCCAGCAGCTACTTTACTCCAAGTTGTATTACCAGTAGAAATCAGTGTAGGCGTGTTGTAATGTTTATCTAAGTCAGACTGACCCACTTGACCAAATGTATTATTACCCCAAGCATATAGTTTTCCATCTCTAATTCCTAAAGAGTGAAAACTGCCAGCAGAAATATCTGTCCATTGTGAGTTGGGATCTGTTTCGTATAGTTGGTATGTATCTATTCTATTGCCACTGGCAAGTATGCGAATAGTTGCGGTTTCATAGGCTCCAGAAATACTTATAGGACCACAATGGAATGTTCTATTAGCATCATCTCCAGTTAAACCTAAAGAAGATCCTAGCGATCTATTTACTGCATAAGAACTGATATCAGTATTACTGTTTGAATTATCATCAACAAAAGCTATAGGGTGTGAACATTCAACTGTAAACATTTTGCCAGATGGTATTGCTAGTGCTTTTGTTCCATTAAAGTTGCTTGTTTCATATCCGTTAAGAGAATACTGCGAATCAGCATCTGAATATTTAATAGTGGCATTGGTGTAAAGCTCCAAATTAATAATTTCTTTCGTCGGATCTAAAGAAACCATAACCGGATAGTTTCTAGGACGATTATGACCAAGACCAAGAATTCCATGTTGATTAGATCCAAAACTATATAAATAACCAGCATTGTCTAGGGCTAGGGTATGTGATGATCCACCATCAACCTTAGACCATATATTTTGATCTGATAACAAATGACTCATGAGGTATTTATCACTAATAGACTGTATAGCTCCATTTGATTTTGTTATGTATTCATTGTACTTAGTGCTAATTTTTTCAAACTGTTTTCTATTTGTTCCGGGACCATCATTCAATAGTCCTAATTGACCATAATAATTGTATCCACATGAGTAAAGATTTCCTGACGAGTCAATTCCAAGCGAATGATAATCTCCCGCAGTTAGTGTGCGCCAAGTTTTTGTATCAACAATTTTAACAGGAATATTTTTACCTACAGTACTGTTTAATACCAATTGACCAAATTCACCGGCACCAAATGAATATGCCTCGTTAGCAAATGCTATATCGCTAGTGATACTAACAGATTCTGTTGCGCTGTTGTCTTGAATAAGATAAACAACGACTGCTATCGTAGCTGTGAAGGCAGACTCTCCAGTGCCAAGTGTTACATCGCCACCGTCAATGTTTTCAATATTACTGTTAGCAAACTTTATAGATACTTGATTGTCATTACTAACGTATGCGTAAGAAATTGTAATGTTGTCTGGTAAAGCTGCGACGGGGGCTGCTGCTACGTAGTGGTGATTGTCTGATTCAACGCCGTCAATAGTAATAGTAGCAGTGTAGGTATCGCCAGTTGTTAAAGAGGGAACGTTGACTGTAGCAACTTTAGATTTAAACTGCTGCGTGCTAAGAAACGATGGTAATTCTTTCCAGCTTCTGTTGCCGTCACCAATTTTAAAGACTTGCTTATCTAAAGCTATGGCTGGTTCGCCATCCTTTAGTGTTAAATTGTTTGTGTCAAAATCTTTCTTAGAGCCACGCCGAATTTTGATATAGTTGAAGTGGGAAGCCATCAAAATACCTCATGTATTGTCCAGTTGACTTTTCTTGGTGGAAAACCGTCTACGTCGCTAAAAACCCAAGCTCCGTTTTGTCTAAGCATCCCAGCTGCATCTCTTTCACGAATCCAAAATGATCCATCTGGTTGGTCGAAGCGCTTGGGACCACCGTTAAAAACACCCCAACTATTTTGGATCAAAAACAATGTCTCGTTATAAATTTCACGCGAATCGTCCATAGCCACCCATGCCATCGCATGATTCCATGATCCAGATTTACGAGCTATGCCATGCTTGTCCCTACGTGATGAAAATCCATAATTACTACATACACTTATTGCATATCCATTAGCAATAGCATCTCTAGCTTGATCTACAGTGTTGATTAGAGAGATTGTTTTAACCTGATGTTTCTTGCCTTCTTCTATTAATTCATTTGGTATTCCTCTACTACCCCACCTTGCACCAAGCATACCGTTATATGTTGACAGATCAACAAATCCATAATCTTTTCTAAGTAAGATACCGCCCTTTTGGTTAACAAATCTTGCAGCAACAGCGCACGACATTCCTTGGCCACCATGACCTCTTGAGCCATAAATAGCTTCAGTGGCACTTCTAACTATAAAAGCTTCTGAATCGCCGCCAATAATTTCATGCGCTCTTGTTACATCTACACTATTGCGGGTAGAGTGTGAAACACAGTCTCCTGTGACCTGTCGTTCTGAAGGTCCAAAGCCGGGATCAAACTTTTGTACTGATTTATACAGGAGTGCTACCTTGCCCTCTCCAGTGCTATATAAGTCTGGAGCAGCGGTTCCGAATAAAGGGTGTGGTAATTCTCCTAGTAGTTTATCGGTTTCTTCTGGATCGCACCATGAGCCTACAAAACCTTCCTTGTAAGCATTTAATAACTCTCTCGGTGTGTTAAACATGATTTACTCCTACGAGGCGTTATTTCTAGCCCATTTTACAATTGTGTTAATGACAACTGTTACAATAGGCACGACCATAATGCCTGTAGTTCCCAAGTCGATTTTGCCAATATTTTCTCCAAGGTAAGTAAGGCCAGCAGCTAGAGCTACAAGTGCTGTATTCTTACCAATTTCTACAAGGTCGCTAACATTTAGCGCAAAAGCTGGTGATTTTTCGTCTGACATTTTATGCCTCATTTCTGTAAGGTACTAAACTAATTAAAAAGCCGCCATGCTCCGTATCTGAAATCCTATATGGATAGCCTATAAGCCTAACCATTTTATTGTTTTGTAGTCTTGTGGTTTTATTGAATCTTCTGTTCATGTTTAAACATGAGAAAAATTCTGACTGAACTTCTTCTCGCTCATCTTCTGCGAATAAATTGATCCAATCAAAACCCTCTATACTGCTTACTATATCTTTGGTATAGTCGTGCATCATCGCGTTGCACCAAACCAATCTACCTTCTTCGTCTGTTTCAAACAGGGATACATTACTATAATGTAATGCAGCTTTTGTTCTCTGTATGATTACCTTTTGTCTGCCTTCTATTCTGCCACAGGTGGCTCTCATGTCTATTATAGCATCTTTTATGCTATTGCCACCATTTGTTTTTAATTCTTTCTCCATTAAAAGACGTAGATCATCAACAGATTTTATGAAAACATCGTGATTTTTTACTAGTTTTATAAGGGGGTTGATAAACTTCTTCCATAGAAAAGTAAAGAATCCAATCACACTACCAATAGAACCAAGAATAATCATGATTATTTCTAGGTTAAGATCTGACATGTACGTTCTCCAAGAAAAAAGATACGATAATAGTGGAATTCACCCCCGATTGGGGGTGAACCCACTAAGAAAAACTAGAACAATTCTTATGCTTCGTAGCTATTTCTGGCCTTGTACTCGTCAGTTGTTGGTTTTGCAAGTCCACCGAAGTGGTAGGTTAGTTCACCCGGAACTGAGCGAGTTGGTGACGCTGCATCATCTGTAGCAGCCGTCACGCCATCAACTTGAACAAAATTCTGAGCAGAACCAGCACCAGTACCCTTCGTGCGACCGGGAACCATAGCGGTAGAAGGTTTGGCTAGAACATCGAACGCAGTGTTAGAGTTTGCACCTAACTTGACAGTTCCTGTGGTTGCATGTACTTTGTTCACTTTTCTAACGCCACGATATTCTGAACCAGCAGTTGCAAATACTGTACTTACTGTGTTATTAATTTCATTCGTATCGCCGTTAGTGCCAGCTCCACGAATAATAAAATTTCTTTCTCCTGCCTGAGCATTTGGAGAATAAGCGAGTCCACCAGTGCCACCAGCCCATGCCGTGGTTATTCCTGCGTAGTCATTGGATGTACCCGACTTAGCAGCGACCTGAGAGCCGTATGCATAATCAATATCGCCATTAACTTCGTTAACAGCGAGATTTTTTGTGAATCGGCTGTCAGCCGCGAGATTTCCACCATTCAAAACTGTTCCACCATCATTAACTGTGGAGCCAGACCCTTTAGCAGTTGTTGTAGCCATATTACTACCTCCAATTTAACATAAGTTTTTTGTCCTACTGCATCCTTTTAAGATCCGTTTCCTACAGTTATATACACGGTTACTCAAACTTCTCTTGTATATTCTGGTAGATTTTTTTTAGCTTCTTTCTTACTGTTTCACGGCTATATTCTCTCTTATCTGCCATTTCCTGTATAGTAAGATTAGAGTATTTATCTATTAGTAGATCGCGGTCTTCGCTAGATGCTACTTCGTCAAGCATATCTATCATAAAGGTGGGATTAGATTTACTAGCAATATTGCCATGCAATTTTCTATTGCACCTAGAACTCTTCTTCTTAAACTTTAGTTCTTTCAGACACTCAATGAAAACTCCCTTAAACAAATAAGTAGTAAACTTCGTGTTTTTGTTTGGCTTGAAATTAAGAAAGGATTTCCACAAAGCATTAACCTGACAGGTATAGATATCGTCATGATCTAGCTGTGACCTAAAGCTTTCAGAAGCTTTGTTCATTACCCTTACTATGTCCTTATTTTCCAATGCCTCTTTAATCTTCGTATTTATGCAACTCATATATCAACCTCCTTTTGGTATAATAATCTCCTCAATATTCTTTCTGACATTTTGGAAATTAAACATTCTTCCTACTCCAATAAAAAATCTATATCTACTGCATATTTTCAGCAGTTCAACACCATCGATACAGTCAAGTTTGTTTTTAATGTCTTTCGTTATGTTGAAATTTGTGTGTCCTATCCAACAATCAAAATTTGATAGCATTGTCATGTCTTCAATAAGCTGGGGGCTAACAGGCATCATTGCGTGATGGTGAGTGGAGCTTTCTTCGTACTCTTCGTATTCTTCGCTTTCTTCACTATCTTCTTCCATCCCCTTTGTTTTTTCATGTATTTTTTCAAATAGCATATTAAGAACAGGAGAATCTAACTGTTTCTCTATTAAATCTTCATATTTTTGCCAGCCTATAGTGAATTTGTTGCTCATGAGTTTGCTCCTTCATTTTAACATATGAGATGGTTTAATGCAAGGCTCAAGATGCTCCTTTTCTTCTAGTGTTTGTTTATAGTTATTTAACAACTTTTGTGGAGGATCTAGTGTTAAAAAATGTACTAGTTTAGACAACCCATCAACATTTCCAGAATTTATGAATCCATTTTTAACTATTTCTAGCAAATCAGTAGCAGATGAATCAGAACCAATAACATTCATGATATTCACAAGAGCAGCAATGTCACTGTCTTGATAATCTTTAATGGAGACATCTGTATACACTTGCTTTCCTTCAGAAGTTGTGTAAAAACATATTGCTGCTATCGTTTCTGGATTATTTGTTTCCTGATTTTCTGTTTTGTGATTTTTTTCTTGCTGTTTGTCAAAAAAGTTAAACATATTTTATGACCTCTTTTGCAGAATGGGACCAAGAAAATTTCTTTGCTGTTTCTATACCAGATTTATTCATACATTTATTTTTATGAACATGCCTCATGTATTCCACAAACATATCTATTTCATCTTCAAAGATTTTAGCCCAATTGCCTTGACCAAAAAACCATTTGCCATCATGAGCTTTTTCTAGCGATTTAATGGGAACAAGATAGCTATTTGATTCGTTGCAATATTCTGTGTGTGCTGAATAGTTTGTTGTGATAACTTGTTTTCCACAAGACATTAGTTCTAGTAGTTCTAAGTTCCACCCCTCTGCTCTAGATGGAAATATACCACAGTCTACATTCTTCATAGTATTATACACCTGTTCTTGTGTCTCACATCGGTGTATAATCTTTATCTTTGACCCTAATTTGGATGATTTATAGAGATTTTCCCACGCCTGCTTCTCTGAATCTGGCAGAAATGGATTATCGCACATCATCCATAGTTCTACATTGTCTGACTCTGTAAAAGCTTTGTTGAAAATATGGACTAGAATATCGTGTCCTTTGCGTATTTCCCATTTTCCACAGTTAAAAAAGATTGTTTGCTCTTTGTTTTGAAAGAATGTGGGCTTGAATACTGTTGAGTCTACACCTAAAGGCACTATGCAAACTTTATCGTCTGATATATTCAAGTTCTTAAGACATACATCTTTAGCCCACTGGCATGATACAAATATTTTGTCCAAAGACATAAGGTTATGTTTTTCTATATCTGAAAATGTGTCGAGTTCAAAAAATGGAAATCCAATTCTAGGTCCACGGCCAGCCATTTGTGCCATATCATGTTGATGCCAAATTTTTATACATGGTGCATTGTAATTGAAAGATTGTGAGTTTTGCAAACACTTCCTTAGAATGTCTGCTGTTTCTTGATCTTTTACTTCTGCTCCACCTATAATCCATAGAGAAATATTATTTTCTTTTGCTAGTTCTTTTGTAATATTTGTGCCAGCTATGCCGTAGCCTAATTGATTAATTGGTGATACTATATTAAGATCCATGTTATACCTCTACGAATTTGTGCTTGGAATAAGAAGTAACCATTTTTTGGTTGAATAAGTGAACCTTGCCAAATCCAGATATCTTATCATAAAAATGAACATGTTCTGAATCAACGAGGTTATTAGATAGTTTGGTCTTGTATGTAGACTGTGCTGCATATTTCATCTTGTAAATAGCCAAGCCTCCAAAATTACATCTAACTTGTATTGGCTTATCTATGTTTGGTTGTATACTATTGAATTGTACTTGATGATTAGGTGGAAGCATGTCATTATATCCAAAAGGTCTAAATGCAAAACTGTCATACATCAAAAATCCACTAGAAGTTTCAAGAGTTAATTTATTGTCGTAATCAGACAGAACGCCGTATGAAGATACGCTTGCACAGTTGGGGGCTTCAAGCCATGTTAGGCTTTCGTAGAAGCCGCTGTAAGACCAGCCATAAATATCTAGGTCTAGCACACACATGTAGTCGTATGACTCGCAGTGAGTCTCGTGAACGCCTTGTATGTACCTGTTTCTACATTCCGCAAGCTCTTTGCAGCGATGATAATGGTTGTGAGCTTTGCCAGTATTGATATCTTCCCAATAGTTTTCATTTTTTCTATGCTCATGCACAGAAATAACTCTACTGTCATTTTTCAGAATATTTGCGGTATTATCAGAGGAATCGTTCTCATAAATAAAGATTTTATGATCCAGAAACGGACCCGCAGTTCTTTCAAGCCTTTCTATGTTCGGTTTTAGTGTTTTTTCGACATTTCGTGCTATTCCGCAAAAAAATATTCGTTTATCCTTGGCTATGTCTTTGCCTAACTCCACGGATTCCTTTTTTACAGGCAAAAATAGTGATTCTGGAAAATCTGTATTCATATTATCTTAAGAGTTAAAGAAGAACCAACGTTTATAGTGACTTGTTTCAGTACTTGTGTTAACCTTCCACAAATATAGCATTAAATCATCTGAACTACTAAAAATATGTTCATGCGGTATCATGAAGAACAGCCAATTTGGTGCTAGTTGCTTACCCTGCTTGCACCATACTAGTATCGGCTTTTTTTGTCGGTTTGCTGTAGTTATTTCTTCATACGATCCACACATGTGGACATTCATATCTATTTGGGCGATAATAAAATCAGAAACATCCACACATCTTAAATCTGCGTTGCGTATATGTCCAAATTTTTGCCTAATCTTATCAAACTGTCCTGTTTCCTTATAATGTTCTATTTCCTGTCTTGTATTGATATCTTCAGTTACGTTTTCAATCTCTTTTTTACATGGATTTAGAACATTGATATGCATTTCCTTTAGCAGTGGAGTTATATAGTCTCTCCATTGCACACCCCCGTCTGGAACTCTATCCATAGCTCCAACTAAATATGTCCTCATGTCTTTAAGATTGTTATTTATTAAACCCATCGTCAGTACTCCAATATATTTCCTTGATACCTAAAGCTTTAATAATTTTTGAACAACGTGAACAAGGTTTGCTGTTTCTCAACTCTCC